CCGAAGTATGTTGTGTTGTTTGTTTCAACACCACTTGCGCCGATCAATTTGATCAGACCATCAAAGCGGGAAAGATTTGCATTTCCGGAAACGGTGTCACCTTGCCACAAAGCGGTTTCAAGTTGTGCGGCGATGCGCTTGGATTTGCGATCGGTATATTCTTGAGCGAATACCATTGCATCGTATCGGCTTCCGGAGGGTAACGCCTTTTGCAAATACTTGCTTTCCAAATCTTTCATGCAAAGCGCTTCGTTCACCTTGATAGAACCAACGGTGATTGTACGCTGCGAAAAAGTTGTCGATCCGCTCGCGTTGAATCCGCAAGATGAACCACTTTGGAAGATTGCGTCGGTTTCCATACGTCCGACCTTCTCACTTGACTTGATTCCGACAAGTACGTTGCCGGCTTCTTTGATCAAGTTTGCGGTTTTGTTTCCCAAAATGGAAGAAGTCACCAAAAGTTTTTCGTTCTCTTTGGTGTAGTTTGCTAATGCTGAAACGTCAAAAGCCATTGTTTTTGATTTTTATTGTTTGAAATTTACTTTTTGATTTGCTTCGCTAAATTCAAGAAACGGTTGATTTTGTCATTCTTGCTTTCAAAATGCTTGTTGAAAGTTTCTTTCGGTTGTTCGGTACGATCAGCGCCCGGAACATTTACAAGTCCGATCACCACGTCAGTCACTTGATTCAAAGCATCGGCGAACTTTTGTTCAACCTCGGACATTTTTTGCTTTTGTCCGCTGATCTCACTTTTCAATTCTTCGATTTGCTTTTCCATTTCGGCTATCTTCTTGGACTTCAAATCTTCTTCAACCTCAACTTCCGGCGCTTCAACTTCCGGAACTTTCACTTCAAGAATCATACCTTGTTCATCAAGAACGATCATGATTCCGTCAGCAAGTTCGTGTTCACCGGCGGGGGCGGGTTGCTCATTTCCAAGTTCGTCAACGACAATCACTTTGCCGCCGACTTCAAGTTTGTCGATTTTTACCTTTGCGCCGGACTTCAAAACATATTCTTTGAATTCGGGCGAAGCGGGTTGTTCGGCGGGTACTTCGGCGGGGGCGGGCGCTTGCGCGGGCGCTTCAACCGGAAGTTCGGCGAACATTTGTTTGATCTTCAAAAGTGCTTCGATTGGGGTCATGTTCTATTTTTGATAGATATTGACATGAAGGTCAATTGACCATATACAAAAATGGGGCGCCAAAAATGACACCCCAATTCAAACCAAACATCAACAATCAAAATTTGACTTGCGACAATACTTCCATGATGTCGTTGATCATTTTTTGAACGTTCGGGAATTCCGGAATCGATTGTTCGGTCTTCTTGTAATTGAAGACACCTTCAACCGAAAATCCACGGACCTTCCCGTCTTTTATCATTTGCCAAACGTCTTCATTTTCAACCTTGAACGACCCGAACCATGATCCATCTTTCACGTCTTCATACCCTTTCACGGGTTTGATTCCGCGCTTTTCGTCCACGATCCAAGATTCGAACATCGTCAATCCGGACAATTGCTGACCGGAATCGTGCATCAAGTTCACGTTCGATTGGTATCCCTTCTTGAAATACTTTTGCGCGATCTTCTTGATCGTGTCTTTTGTGAATACGACAAAGTATTCACCGTTGGCATCGTTCCGGTATATAGGGGTGTCGGCAAGCATCAAGGGACCGGAAATGATCTTTTCTTCTTCATTTTGAATTGAAAACCCTTGTCGTTCGATATTGTTGATCTTGCTTTCCGCCCAATTCAAAGCGGTCTTCCCTCCCCAAGCGTCGTACATGAGTTTGCCACAACCGTCGCCATACCCTTTCGAACTGTCAAGATCGCCGGCGTGACGGGTCAAATACGAATACATTCTTTTGATCGTTTCGTATGAAATGGGTTCACCCTTCGCCAATTGGTTCGCGCGGATCTTCCCGACTTCGGTCCCGCATGATCCCCATCCATTTTCTTCGGTCCAATCAAGAACCGCTTGCGCGTTGTTCTTTACGCTCTCCGGGTAATCTGAAAACGAATCAGCAAAAGCAAGAAATGACCGTTCAATTGCCGGTCGATCAACAAGCGCCACAAAGTCAACTTCAACGTCACTTTCGGTTTCTGAAACAATGTCAAGATTGTATATCGGAAGTTTCTTTTCCATGTTTGTAAGTATAAAAAGTTCAAGAATTTAATGATTGCAACATCGCGATCATTTTTGGATGCGGGTAGATATCGACCTTGTCGTATCGGACCGAATTGTGTGTGAACACCCCGTTTTCACCCATCAAAGCCCGTTTCGTGACGTCCCAAATATCCGGGTTGTATTTCAAGTTGATGCCATACCGGTCTTCCCACAAAAGCAAAAGTTCACGGGTCGATTCGATTTGTTTGTCTGAATAGTTATGGAAGAACCGGAATCCACGATACGGGCGTTCAAGTTCGATCACTTGATCGGCGGGAAGTTCCCGGTTGACGTATGTGAAAAACTTCCCTTCGCGCCATGTAAGTTGACCCCAATTGCAAATTTCAATTCCGATTGATGTCTTGTCCAATGAACGGTATGGAAGTCCGAACTTTTGAAATGTCGATTCTTTCAACCCCAAATGGTAACCCCAAAACTTTGAAGAAAACCCTTGAACAATTTGACCGTCGATCGTATCCGATCCGGGACCGGTGATCGTGACACACGTCGCCACACGTTCCGGATTTGACGCCCAATGTTCAAAGACGCGTTCGCCATAACGGTTCCCGGCGGTGTGGTGAAGATACACTTGAACTTTTTTGTGTTCTTCTTGAATGTATTGACTTGTCGGAAATGAAACTTGTTTGATGTCCATGTGTTCAAGTTTAATTCAGTAGCGCGGCGCGATTGATTCGACGAATACGTTCTTGATTGTTAGTGACGTCGGTTTCAAGAACATACGCCCGATTGGTTGCGCTTCCAAGTTGATTGATTGATTGTTGATTCAATTGTGTGACGGTGTTTTGAATCGGCGCTTGCGGTGTGATCGGCGCCGCTTGATTTTGTACACCTTGAAGTGAAGGAACTGATCCACCACCACCGCCCGCGGCTTTCGGTACTTTCACTTTTGAGATCTCACGGATTTGTTTGATACCGTTTGCAATGATCAAACCCGCTTGCGCGATGGCGATCGTCGCCCCCAATGGATTCAGTTTTTGAATACCGGTAAGGGCTTGCGACGCCGCAAGATATGTATTGATCGTTGCGGCGGCAATTGCCGTCACCTTACCCGCGGCGGTTTCTTTTCCAAACAAGTCAGACAATCCCGAAAGTATTCCCGCAACTTTTTGCGCGTTTTGAATTTGCGCTTGCGTCTTTTCGTCGTCAACTTTTTGCGCTGCTTCATTCAGTTCTTTGACCCGCTGATTGTATTGTTCTTGATTTATGATTCCCGCTTTGAAGTTTTCATCAACAAGCGCCCGTTGTTTGTCGATTGCTTCTTTGCGAACCGCGAATTCAAGTTCGTTGTCAGAAATCAGTTTGGAAATCTTTTCAAGTTCTTTGTTGAAATCTTCTTCGGCGTTCTTTCTTGTCAATTCATCATTTGCGATCTTGTTCTTTTCTTTTATTTGCGCAATGATCTTTTGACGTTCATCTTCTTTCAATGTTTCATCCCGAAGAATATCTTGAATTTGACTTTGAAGTTCAACCGCAAGTTGTTCACGTTCTTTGACGCGCTGATCTTTGATCCCGGCAAGACGTACTTCCGTTTGGATTTGATTCAACTTGTCTTGGAAGTTGCGAACACGATCTTCTTCTTTTTTGCGTATATCTGCATCAAGTTGATCTTGCTTTTGTTGAAAGTTGATTTTCAGTTGCGCAAGAAGTTTGTCTTTTGTTTCTTGGGATGCTTTCGAATCGTTGATTGACTTTTCGGCGGCTTTCTTTTCAATTTCAAGTTGCTTGCGTGCGCGTTCGTCTTCATCTTTTATCGATGAAAGATTGTATTCGTTTTGAAGATCAAGCAATTGTTTTGAAAGATCTTGTTCCGCTTGAAGTCGTTCATCCGCTTCTTTTTGATTGTCTTGTTTTCTTTTATCACTTGCGGTCTTATTCTTTGATCGTCGATCGTCATTCAAGCGTTGTTGTTCGCCCAAAACTTCCGTTTGGTTCTTGAACTGAATATCGGCAAGTTGTGTGTTTGCCTCTTCAAGTTGCTTCGCCGCTTCTTTGTATGCGGCAATGTCTTCTTCCGATCCTTCAACCCTTCCGTTCTCTTTTAATGTCAAACGATCTTTTTCAAATTGCTTCAAACTTGCAAAGATCTTGTTTCGGTTGTCCGTCGCCGCTTGCAAATCTTTTGCGTTGTATTGTTGATTGATTTGAAAGATTTCATCCGCTGATTGTCCGGCGATTTTTGCCCGCAAAACCGCAACTTGACGTTGTTGATTCAACGATTTTTGTTGTTGTGCGAAAAGACGTTCTTGTTGTTCAAGCGCCGTATTCAATCGATCTTGCGCCGCTTTGTTGTCTTCCGTTGAAGAAGTCCAATCCATTATTTTTGAAACAAGAAGACCGACCCCAACAACAAGCGCACCGATACCGGTTGAAATGATTGCCGCCTTCAATACCTTGAAAGCGGTCCCGGTACCCGCAACCGAAACTCCGAATGCTCTTTGTACTTGCGTTGCAATAACGGTCGCCGCGGTGTTCAATTTTTGATATGCCGTCGATTGAACAATATTCTTGATGAATAGTCCGAATGTCTTTTGTATTGCGCCTCTGAATTCGGTCAAGTTCTGAATTGCGTCACCGATCGCAAGCGCGGATTGAATCTTTGCAAGTTGCTTCATGGTATCGTCACCCGCAAATCCCGTAAGTTCAAGGGCGCCTTGCAAACCGCCATACGCTGCCGAAAGTGACGCAACCGTTTTCCCGGCATTATCAATCGCATCATTTTGCTTTTGAATTTTGCCATTCAAGTCACCTTGAAGTTTGCCAAGTTGCTTTGACTTTTCAGCGACTTCATCGGAATTTTCGCCGTATGCTTTTGTCAATTGCTTGACTTCTTCTTCCGTCTTTGATATTTCGGTTCGAAGATCTTTGATGCTTTTGATCGCTTGACCATTGTCAACAATCACTTCAACGCCCGCGGTTTCTCTTGCCATGTTTTATTGGTATGTCAGTTCAATAACTTTCAAAAATTCACATTTCGTCGTGTCCGGATTCATGGGATTGTAGTCAATCACTTTGTTCAATCGCCACAACGACCCATCGATCCAAATCAGTTTCGAAAAATCAAGTGTATATATATCCGATTGGGTCAAATAGACATTGCAAGTCAAAAGTTTCGAATTCTTATCGGTGATTTCGGCGATGTATTCAGACCAAAAACCGTTGTACAAATTGGCGGTCAAGTTACCCGATACCAATGTGAAAAACAGTTCTTTCGGCGCCCCGAAGTTGATATCCGCCGCGGGTGAATCCGGATCGTCCAAGTGACCCGCGTATCCGTAAATGAAAAGCGGTGATGAAAGTGTTGTGACGCCGTCTTTGATTACCCAAGACGTCGAAACGTCCATTTGTTTGACTTGCATGATCCGAAGCGTCGATTCGGTCTGATCTTCGGATTGTGTGTTTTGGGTGTTGCTGATTTTGTATATCGGGGTGAACACTTTTTCTTCGCCGGGATATCCGATCAATGGTGACGCGGCGAAAATAATTTCAGCGGTTTGTTTGTCGTTTGCAAACTGAAAACCGGTGTCTTCAATACGATCACCATACGATTCACCGTATTTCTTTGAATACTGATCATTCAAAAAGTCAACGTCGGATTTATACTTGAATTCAAAATACCTTCCGTTCAATTCGGACATCGGCTTGATCCGGAATGGTTTTGCGCGGTCAACCTTATACGTCCAATCACGATAGTTGATGGCGCCATCTTCAAGAATCAAAAGATCATTGTCGTCAACAAGAAGTTCTTCTTCAAGATCGTTGACTTGCAAGAATGTCGGTGTTGTTTGATAGAAATCAATGAATGGTTCGATGATCAAATGTTTCGGCTTGTCGGTCGATTCGACGACATACAAATTGAACATTTTGACAATCGAAGCGAACAAATCTTTTTGAAATACACCTTTCGGAAGTATTGAATTGATTTGAATTTCAGATCCATAGTTTATCGGAACCGGTATTGACGCTTGCGTGTCAATGCTTATTGAATTTTGTTGAAACGTGACCGACATTGAACTTGATACGCTTGCAAATCGAAGTCGAATTTTGAATATGTCGTTTGTTGCAAATGTGACTTGGAATTGAATTGTGGTGTCAAATGTTGAACGTCCAAATGTCAAAAGTGTTTCTTGATCAAGTGTTCCGTTTTTGTATATTCCGATGAAACAATTGCCGGTTTCGTAGTCATCGACATTCGATCCACCTTCACAACGAATTGACAATGTTGTCGTCAAAGAAGCGCCCGTGTTTCTGAATTCGTAATTTGATATGTCTTGAAATGGTCCAAGACGGGTTGAAACAATTCCGACGGAAGTTGTTATTGAAGGAACATTGACCGAATAGTACAAAAGTTCATCTTCGCCACGGAATTGATTTGTGTCGTATATGCTCAATTGCTTTTGATTGTTCGGAACGATCAAACGCTTGAACAAAGACGTTTCGAAGAAGTTTGATTCGTATGTGTATCCGGCGCCGGTGATAATCTTGTCAACGTATTCTTTGACGAACAACGCCGGGCGCATTGTTGAAACGTCGAAGTCATGCTTGTTCGTGCTTGCTTTTCCATAGTCGATCAACGGATAATAATACGCCCCGCCACTTGCGTTTGACCATGATCCGGTGATATTGTTAACGGTCCACAAATGATCGTATTGCGAAAAATCAAGATCTTCAAGTTTGCTATTCGAAACCGCCGAAACGAATCCTCCAAGTTCACCAAACACCGCGCATTCATATTCGATCGTCCCGTTGTCAACAATAATTTCAAGAAGACGAATGATTCCCTTGAATATCTGAATTTTTTCTACAAATACCACACAATCCGCCGCGACGGAAGGGTTGAAGTTGTATCCCACATTCGATTGATTCGGGTCGTAAGTGTTTGAACTTCCGAATTCGAATATGTGACCGAAAAGTTTGTTGTTTGTTGCATTGCCGGGAATGACGATTGTTTTCGAAAAGTTAGTATTGCGCGATGAGAAATCTTTGATGTCGTCGATCGCGTATGTGAATTCGGCGCTGATATCTTTGTAAAGATCAAGACGCTGATTCTCGATATAAATTTCCGTGCTGATCATTTGTATTGACTGTTCATTTTTTTGCCAAATTCAACATTCAATTCAAGATTGAACATCTTGTCCGCGAACTTCCGCTTTTGTGTCCATTGCGTATCGGTGATTGTAACCGGGAAGAATCCGAAAGATCTTTCAAGATATACTTCCGGCGAAGCGATCAATTCTTTGAAAAAATTGTAATCAATCTCGTTCACATAGTCAGACATCAAACGGAAGTTCACCGTTTCATTGACGGCGAATGTATTCGTTCCGGGATATATCAAACGACGCGACAAGTTTGCCGGTCGCATTGAAGCGGTTGCGGAATCATATCGGTACGGCATTGATGCAAATGATTTGCGTTCAAACGATCCCGATTGACGACTGATCATGTCGAAATTGATTGTTTCATATCCGCCAAGTGCCGACAAGAAGTGAAGCGCGACGTTTCCGTATCTTACTTCGCATCCCCTTTCAACTTCTATTTCAGTCAAATAGTAATCGTTATCAACCATTGCTTTGACCTTGTATTTTGAAATTGTTGTATTAATATAATTGAATCCGAAGTATTGATTCAAAGCATTCGGCGACAAATCCAAAAGTGTATATGTGTTTGTCGCGACATTGCTTCCGGTCCATGTTGTCCATGTATTCGTTGTCGGATTGTATCCTTGAACAATCAATTTGATATTCATCGTTCCCGAATTCGCTTGCGAACTTAATAATGGAACATATAATCGTGAACTCGAAAACGCTTTCAATTGTGTCAAATCTCTATTCGTCAAATATGTCAAGTTTTGATCGTATGTAAATTCGCCAAAATAGTAGTCCGGACCCAATTCGCTGAATAAACGATTGTAATAATTGAAAAGAAAAATTGAAGATGAATTCAAATTCGAATATGTACTTCCGCCGTATTCTTCACCGAATAACACTTCGACTTCGGCGTATATGTTTTCGCCGGTATATGTGAATGCGGTTCCCGTTGCGATTGTTGACGGTGTGAAGTATGATGAAATGTAATTCCGCGCGATCGCTGAAACGTTCAAGAAACCCTTGCTTGTTGATGGGTCCGGGAACGATCGAAGCGTCGCGGCAAGATTTCCGTTGACGTATATTTCAAAGACATACTTGAAATTTGTTTGCGCAACGTTTGTGCTTGTCACGACGAACCAAGCGTCTTCATGGATCGAAGGGTAGTTGATTGTCAAAGTCCCCAAGTTTACGGGGGTTGAATTTATTGTGATTGCCATCTTGTTAAATTTACTTGAACTTCAGCGGAAACGATTTTTGCGACACCTTGCGCGAATTCAGATCCAAGAACCGATTTGATCGTGTCCGAAAAATATCCGGACCGCTTCAAACCCTTTTTCTTGATTGAACTTGCGACCATGTATGCGAATGATTTTTGTTTTTCTAATTGGTTCGCCATCTTCCCGATTGATCGGCGACGGCGTTGATACGGTGATTTCGATGTACGGGCGCTTTCATTGATCGTCAACTTCTTTGAACTTTGCATCCACAAAAAGATTGCGTTTGCCATCTTCTTTCCGGCGCGTCTTGACTTGAAGAAGAAGCGTGAATTTGGTGTCCCGGAATCAAACCCGCGAACACCTTCATCAACGTATTCATAGTAGTCAAGTTGCTTTGACCCGATCGGGTATCCGA